TTTTTTTCTATTTCTTCTTTACCACCAAACTTTCTAGTCCAGTTATCTACAAACTCGCCTTTATATCTCAATATGGCATGTGATACTTTTGTTTTACTTGGTCCTACTAAACATATACCAGCTTGATGGGTAATTAATAACCACCACATTTTAAGATGACTTTCTCCAGCCAATCTCCAAAGGATAGATAACGCATAGTCTTCGCAATCTCCTACAAACTTACCTTCAGCGTCTTCTGAATAGATAATCTTCCAAGAATCAGCAGCACCGAATTGTTCTTTATCGGTTCTATACTTCCACTTTGCTGTAAACGATGATACTATTTTATCTCTTGCTTTTATTTCATCTCTATTCATTTCTTTTGTCCTTTTATCCAACGTTGAGCTATGGCGTTTTCAGGAGCTTTATCAGCCCAAGTTTTTATTCTTTTAAACGCCCCAATCGTCTGACTATCAATGTCAGAGCCTTTAGAGTTATCAACTATTAATAATCTATTTCTAAATAATCCTTGAAATTTACCAATATTCTTTTGAACATCTTTCCACATTTTAGTAACTAAACTGTCTTCTAAAGATCGAGGTCTTAACTTGTTTCTTTCTAATGCAGTTTCTAAATCTGTATTAACAAATATCATATGAACAGCATAGCCAATTTCTCTTAACATATCAACTTGCTTTTTAATCTTAGCATAGTCCTTACCAGTACCATCAATAACAATACCCATTCTACCTTGAAGAGCAAAGTTCATTTTCTTACCAGTAATAGCTTTTGCTTTAGCTCTTACAGCTTGACCTTGAGCTGATGCAATATCTTCTGGAGAAGCAGTAAGTCCTGCTTTCGTTAATCCCTTTTCAAAAGCATCATCAGAATTAATTAATCTAAAACCTAATGCTTGTAAAGCTGTTTTACCTACAACAAATGATTTACCAGAACCTGGGCCACCTGCTAAGAATACAGCTTTAAAAATAGAAGGATCGTTTACGCCTTCCATAAGTTCTAAATGTTCTTTAAAATTATCCATTATTTTTTAATATCGTATCTAAATGATTTATCTTTAGCTTGGCCTTTCTTTGTAATACCATAGCCAGCCATTTGAGCTAGTGTTTGTAACTTAGGCCAGTTTTTTTCAGATTTCTTTTGGCGTCTAGCTTTAAACATATCATCTTTAATCTTTTTAAATAGAGTATCAAGTATATCCATATCATCCATTACAAGAGGAGACTCATCAATAGAGTCTTCTTTAGCATACTTAGCTTTAAGTCTATCTAGCTCAGCTTTACGATCTTTAGCTCTCTTATCTAGATCAACACCTTTACCTTTTAAGCGTTTAGTTAATCTTGATGCTGCTGATTTTGCTTCTTGTATTTCTTTGAATGTTTTCACTAGCTTCCCCTTACCTTTGCGGCAAGATCTTTATCAGCTTTACCCCATGTTCCAGATGATTTAGTTGTGAATGAGTTAACTCGAGCTAATCCCCACTGAGTTGGATTTGTTCCTGGTCTATGACTTGTTTTCCAAGCAGCATAACCACGATCAAATACTTTCTTTAGGATACCATAAGGCATGCCTGATTTTTCAGCTTTCTTTTTAAGCGCTGATTTAGCATCAGCTTCTTCTAATGATTGTGAAAAGCTTTTCATTTCGCCAAACTTCTTTTTAAAATTCTTGGTATGTTGGCTTTCAGGTGCATTAGGTCTTTCTTTATCATGAGCTGCTTTTTCTTTAGAATCCATATCAGTATATTTCTTTTCATCTAATAGTTCAACAGCATCTAACCAGACTCTCTTCTTCCAGTCGCCAAATTCAACTACTAGGAAGTTAGTACCACATCTTTGAATAACACCAATTTGATTTGATTCTTTTAGCACAACTTCGTCGCCTTCTTTAAAAAGGTTACCTGTTATAAACTGTTCTCTTTTTTCTGATACTGTTTCTAGTTCAACGTGCTTTCGATGCATGTGAGATTCTTTTAGACCCATGCCCTTTCTAATAGTATTAAATAATGACTTTGAATCTTTATAGCCTTTAGGCATTCCTTTTGTAAAATTTTCTAAATCGTTATCTGAAGCATATGATCTTAGTTTAGATGCAGACATACCTTCAACGCCTTCAGCATCTGGATCTCTTTCTCCAGCTGAAACGACTTTAATACCATTTTCGAAGTTATAGAAACCATGTCTAGAATCGACACCGTTATATTTGTTGAGAAGAGTATCAAACTCTTTAACTCTATCTGAGCCTGCAACCATAGTTACTGAGGTATAACCTTGGTCATATAATTTAGTAGCAATGTCCATAACGTGTCTAACATCGCTATCGGCCATTACGCTACGAGCATGTTTTGGAAACATTTTACGTAAGAATTTTATCTTTTCTTTAAACGATAAAGGATTTTTCTTAGCATCTTGTGATTTTGAACCATATATACGATATGGATTACTACCAGCCGTTTTCTTTAGCTTGTCAAAAAGTTTCTCATGGCCTGAAGTTGGTGGATTAAATCTACCAAAGACGAAATAGACTTCGCCTTTAGCTTCAGTTAAATAGTCGCTAAAACTTTTAATTTCCATATTATTTGTCTTTACCTTTGCTCTTCAATTTAGCTCTATCAGCTTTCTTAATTGCTGGTAGTAACTTTTTAGCAATCTTTGCAATTGCTCCTTTTTTAGATGCTAATCTCTTTTCAATACCAGCTCTGCCAGCAAATGATAGATCACCTTTCTTTTTATTCTTAAGTATTTTTTGTATCATGATATCACGAGCTTTTTTCGTGGCACGACCTTTGAGTTTTTCGGGAGATGCTAATTTTCTTGCTGCTTTCTTTTTACCTAGAGCAATTTTAGCTTTGTTTTTTCTGAAACTAGCTTTCATCTTCATTCTATGCTGAAGTGTCATTGCTTCAGAAGTATCAGCAGAGTCTTCAGATAGATCTGCTTCGTGTTCTTTAAACGTTTTCATGTTTATCCTCGGTTCCATTTAGTTAGGATTATCCCAACCTTTAATAATGTCTTTGCTAAAGTTGTTAGTAGAAAATTCTAGTCTATCAACAAGTTTAACTGCTCCACCTTCCATACGATCTATAGCAACAAAACCTTCAGGGTTGGTTACTTTAAATCCGGATTTAGTCTTAACAAAAGTACCAATTTTGTTTAAACCATTTAGTTTATTTATAATAATTAATTTGCTATCTACTACTAAATTTTGTAAATCAAACACATTCTGTAAGTTTTTTATATTAGACTTGTCAAAAAATGCAAGTAATTGATCTCTTTTAGCAATTTGAGTATCTTTACCCTTTTGACTACTTCGCTTGTCAATCTCTTTTTGATAACGATCTTGAACAAACATAATAAGACCAGTAGCATGCTTCTTAGTGTCTGTGATTCTTTGACCTTCTCTGACTTTCCTATTGTTATACACATTAATAACAAGGTTTAGTTCTTTGTTTGATTCTAACTCTTTAAGAGTAGATCCAGATATTTTTTTAAATAACTTACCAGCGGCTGAAAGTTTACTATTAAGTAATTCAGTATCCTTTTTAGTTAACGTAGCAGTTCCTGATAGATCAGATAAAGTAGCATCGACCATCCAAACATCTTTTGAAGCTTTTAATTTTGGTACAATTTCTCTACCAAATTCAGCTCTCATTGTTTCAAATGTTGCTCCACTATATATTGTATGCCATACTATACCAATCTTAGCTCGGCCAATCTCTTTAGCCAAATTAGATCCAGTTGGAACAGCATAAGCAATTGTATTAGGATGAAAAACTATATGCTTAACTCCATTTATGCTTTCTGTTTTAAGATCAGCATTATCAAACATAAAGTCACCTTGAATCACACCTTTTACACCGAGTGGCTTAATGTAATCAAAGGCCATTTTCAACTTTTTAGCTAAATCTCCAGAAGTATCAGCATCGATATCAGCATGAGACTTATAGATCTTTGGATTAGCATTAAAGATACCTTTCTTTGCTACAAAGAATTGTCCATCAGATGGATCTTCTCCAGCAAATACAGCGGGAGCACCGTCCCATTTTACGGTAACGTCTACTGCAGATTTTGCATTACCGGAAAGCATATCTCTTAGCGACCTTAGCGCGAGAATAGCTTGGCGTGCTCCCTTAACACCACCATCAAGAATTAAATCTTCAATATGAATCATATGAGTATTCTTTCCGGATGCTTCAGCCAATTGTGTTTTAAAGCCTTTCATTATTCGTATACCTTTACGTATGCGCTAGAGTCTTCAGATTTAGATCCAGCATAATTAATAATTTTAGTTAGCCATCGATTGGCCTTTGTTCCAGTGTTTTTGTCAACGTTGTATACAACATATAGACATGCTAATTTAGAACCAACCCAATAGACATCCTTTTGAGATAGTTCTTTTGCAAAGTTTTCAAACGTATCGTTATTATAGAAATTACTATATAGTTCAAAGAATATAGTAACTGATCTTTTATCACCCTTGACTATTTTCTTTGCTAGCTGATTGATTTTACCATTGTCTGGTATTTTCTTTCTAAATACAAGTTTCATAGCATCTGACATAATACCATAACCAGCACCGCCGCCTCTAGCAGTTTTAAGAGCAATTTCTCCTTTGATCGCTCCACCGGCTGAACCAGCTCTTAATTCAAATTTACCTTCATCAAAGATAATTGTAGCACCTTTGTTTGACCAAAATGTTCCACGCTTTTCGCCTTGAAGTAGTATCTTAAGTAGTTTATGATCATCTGTATCAGGTGGTAGTTTAATGTTATATTCCTTAGCTTTTGCTTTCTTTTTAACTAGCTTAAGAGATATACCAACTAATTGACGATCAACGAATGCTTGTAGTAATGATTTATTATAAGCAGTAATTGAACTTGTATCAAGAGATTTAAGATCAAATGATTTTTCTACTGCCCAGAAGTCACCTGGATTCCACTTATCATCTTTAACTGGTTTTTGATCTGAATTTTTATATGCTACGTTTTTAAATGCGTAAACAGTATTCATTAACTTACTGTTTCTATGGAATGTTTGAGACTTATTAATATAACCTTCTTTAACTAAGATCTTAGCAGACTCATATGATGAGTGGAACCAACCATCTTCCACACTTAATATATCCTCATATGAGGCATCAACATAGACTCTTTTATATGCAGCTTTAAGAATATCTTCTTGCATAAAGAAGTCTTCTTCTTGAATACCATTATCAAGCATTGCCTGACATATAACGCATTGATGACTTTCAGTAATCTTGGTATTAAGAGTTCCACCGCCAGCTCCACCGCCGCCACCGAATACTTTACTCTTACCAAGATCTGATGAACTAATAGTTTTACCATTACCATGAAGATTAAATGGCTTTCCTAGCTTTTTAAATATCTCGATCTGAGCTAAGGCATCTTCAATTTCAGTAACTTTAAAAACACCGCCCTTTGCTAGTTCAAGTGGTACTTCGTCTCTGACAAGTCGAGCCAAAATGTCAATACGGGCTTCACCGGTATTAGCATTGGGTTTTTTCATTTGAGCTGGCGAGAGTTTAACGCCTTCACGAATTGGTTCTAAAGTAGATAAAAAGCTTTTCATAATAGTATTAACCTTTGTTATTAAATATACATTTATTATAACACATATATTAGAAAATGTACAATACTATTTATAATATTTTTATTCTTACTTTGGGTCGTACAGCTTGTTCGGCCAAACGTTGTCGTCTGCATCTACGATTATTATTTCAAGGTACTCAAGCGAATCAATCATTTTAGCTCCACCTTCTTTGAGTCCAATAATATATGAAGTGTATCCTACACCTATCATACCAAGCATTAATATTGCTAGTTCCATTAAACAAATTCCTCGGTTCGTTCTATTGTTGCTATATAGCCTTTAGATTTCATAGAATTTCTAAATTGAATAGCATCTTTTTCGACGGCAAATAGGTATTTATGCATTGGATCGTCATCGCCTTTGGAGAATAGCACAATCCAATATTCTAAAGCTTTCATTCTGTAACCTCTAACCATTCGAATTGACCATACTGAGGATTAAATTGAGCGCACGATGTTTGTGCTGCATCAAGACGCCAAGAGTTTTGTACTGCAGTTGATCCAGCCAAACTTCCGGCTAAGAACGCAAAAGCAGAAATGCATAGACATGCAACTTTAGGATTGTACATATTCAGACACCATATATTTTTCAACTGGTTTAAGTTCAATAAACTTTCTACGTGACTTTGAAAAGCCTTTCATAGGCTTACTAAACTCTTTATACTGCTTAGATGTTGTTGATCTAAAGCCAACGCAGTGACCTTGTTCATTTAGAATATACGTGTGATTTAAAACTTTATGACCACAATCATCCCAATTAGTAACTTCTTTAAAAGCTCTTAGCATTAGCAATACACTCCAGATAATGTATGGATATAAACATCTAGCCTTTCAGCATGACGAATTGGAAGCGTTGAATCATAAGCTCTTGGTGAACGACCATCAGCAATTGCATGTACTGTACGAGCTCCACGTGGCATTATACTAACTCTATATCTAGGTAGCTTCTGTGGTTCTACATCAGACCAACCTGAATCATATCGGTATTGCTGAGACATTTCAGTTTGTTTAGCCATTTTGTTAATGCACTTTACAGATTTTCTAACCTGTTCAACTAAAAACATATCGTTAACGGAATTAACATCCGCTGTAAATTGATAACTATCTGATCTATTCATTTTATACTCCATGGGTCATATGGTCATAAGAATCTTCATTCATCAAGTCGATCACCGCATACGCAGGTTATAGATTCTTCAAGAGTTGGTGCTCCAACTATGTCTCTTACCTGTTCTTCGGTAAGAGTTTCCTTTATTAGGCTTTTGATAATTTGTTCTAGGTTCATAATATTCTCCTTAAAGTCCGTGACAAAGCATTCTCATTGGTAATTGTTCAAATACATTACCTCTAGCAAAGTTTGTAGCTGGAGCAGACCAGCTTTTTGCCATTAACATATCACCAACTTTAAAGCTTTCATTAGTTTTGTTATCGATTGCTTTGGGTGATTTTTTAACTACAAAACCTACAACACTTTGACGACCATCATTATCTTGAATTAGCTTAATGTAATTCCTACCTGGTTCCATTATATATTGAGTGGTATCGATGGTATGTTCGAACCTAGTATGCAGTTGATTTTGCATGAGATCCAGTAATTCTTGGGTTTTTTCAATTAGTTGTGTCATAATGTAGTTCCTTTCTTTATCATTTAATATAGGTATATTATATCATAAAGAAAGGAGTTTGTAAACTGTTTTAGTGAAATTAATTCACTTTTTTTAGATCATTTAGTTATATGACATCGTCGAGAGGGAATATTTGGTATATAGCTTCTGCGCATGCTTTAGCAATTTCTTGGTGTTCTTTCTGAGTACCATTTGATGCTCGAAGCTGAATATAGTGAATCCAAGATCTTAATGTACCATTGACATACATACGAGACATTGTTAAACCTTCAGGTAGAATTGCTCTAGCCTGCTCTTTTGCGATACCAGCACTAATAGCCCATTCATAGGCATGCTTACAACGTTCAATAATGACCTCTTGATATGACTCCCATATATGATGAATAGAATCTTCCATAGGAATATCAACAGAGTTTTGACGATTCTTATCGTCTTGTAGTCGTGCTTCACGAGTTACAAAACTTAGATCTTGAGTTGGATCAGCGTATCGTTGACTAAACTCTTGAAACGAGAAAGATCGATGTCTAAGGATTTGTCGAGCAATATCCCTAGTAGTATCTACCTCCATACAAACACTAACCATCTCTAATGGAGACCAATGTTGATGTTTAATTAAGTAATTAACTAACTTTTCAGCGCTCGCTTCATTATTTTGGTTACTTGGGTTTGACACACGAGCACAGTATGCGACCATTTGTAATAAATCATCTTTTAATTCGACTCCAATAGCTGGTTTACTATGAGAAATTACGCGAACATTAAACATTAATTAATCCTTTTTTTCGATCCAAAGTTGAACTTCACAAGCAATAAGTGTAGCGCTTACTACCAACTGTACTGGGTCAAAAAGAACAAAGCCAGTAACAAGACCTACAAGGCCAATTGTAATACCAGTGCCAATAGCACCACGGGTTTTCATAAATTTACTTAACATATCGTTTCCTTATACTTTAAATTCTGCAAACGTGTCTTTAGCATCGTTATTGCCCCACGTCGCAATTGGTTTATCAGGGATGACCATATCAGACATAATGTCAGATTGAGCCGATTCTTCAACATCATATAACTTCATTCTAGCTCGATCAATGCCTATCACGAACCTTTTATATTTACTCACATCATTATAACGATTCTTTAACTGTTTTACCATTACTTGGTTTAACTCATCCAATTCTTCAGTAGCAATCAAAGCAAACATTAAATCNGCAGTAGCAGGTAAACCAAATGACTCAGAAGTATCTTCAAGTCCAACATCAGTATTACCAAAACCGGATCTTGTTGTTTGAGTTGCTGTCATAATTGGAACATCGAACTCAATAGCCAAACCACGTAGTTCTTCAGCAATAGCTTTAATATACGTGTAACTATTTATACTCCCACCCATAGCCTTCATACGAGATGATGAACAAATATTGAGATAATCAATATAGATCATATCAGGAATAAACTTTTTCTTCATCTTCATTTCATTTAACAATGCTCTAAAGTGNCCTGAGTGAGCGCTACCTGTAGGATACTGTTTAATGATTAGTTTACCAATAGTACCAGTTGCGATCTTTTGAATCTTTTTAGAGAACACGTCTTTAGATAACGTTTCAAGCTGTTGGATTGGTAGATCCATAAGATTAGCATCAATACGTTCAGCGATCTTTTCTTCAGCCATTTCCATTGTAATATATAATACGTTTTTGCCTTGTTGTAAAACAGCAGCAGCGTTATGACACATAAACAATGATTTACCTACACCAGTACCAGCAAGACAAACGTTTAGCGTTTTGTTTGGAATACCACCTTTAGTGATCTTATTAAAGTAATCAAGATCAAATGGTATCTTTTCTTCAACGTTATTATAGAATTCAAAACGACCATCAGCATCATCAATATAATCATGACCAATTTGTTGATCAAATGAAACACCAAGGGCTGTTGAAAGAATATCAGGAATAGAGCCTTCGCTTCTATTCTCGTCCTTACCATCAATGATTTGAATAGAATCCATAATTGCTAGATAAACAGCTCTATCTTTACACCACTTTTCTGTTTCAACAATAAGATATTCAGTATCTAAATCAGTCTTTACACCAATCTCTTTAATTAGTATAGAAGACTGATTAAGAATATCTTCTGGCGCAGAAACTTTTTGTAACTCAATATCCAATACTCTACTAGTTGGTAGTTTATTATGAGTTGCGACAAATCCTACAATAAGATCAAATACTATTTTATAGCAACCATCAAAATATTCTTTCTGAATATATGGTATTACCCTACGGCAGTATTCTTCGTTATTGAGTAGATGACTCAGTACGTGGGTCGGTATCTCGTTTTGCAATTGTAGTTCCTTGTTCAATAATATGAGTTAATAATTCGCCGATATAGTCATTAAATTTCTTATCCTTACATAGATCATCATGATCAAAGTCTCCAGGATCAGAAATATTATATGTAAATGACAACGTTGCCATTCCTAACTGTGTATCTTCCTTGACAGACACAGTACCATATATAAATCTAACTCCTTCATATGGAGACTTATCTGTTAAATGCAATGCATAGAAATCAGAATCCGGATGTTCGACTGTTATATAATGATTATCCATCTATTATACCACACTTGGGTTGTTTTGTAAAGGGTTATTTGGGGCTTCAGGATCAAAATCAATTAAAGATTTATGACCAATCTGATATTGCTTAATCAAGAAGTCTTTAAACTTTTGAGTCTTAAGAATAGGTATCCAGAATTCATCTTCCTTAGTAGCCTTTTCACGGACTTTAGGTTCAACCATTTCACCAGTATCTTGATCTACACGACAGTACCAACCATTATTAGGCTTAACAACAAAACCACCAGCAAGAGCGATTTCAAGTAGACCTGAATTACGTTCAACACCACCGTCCCAAGAGACTGAGACTGGGATTTTAGATTTTTCTTTAACCATTCGTGACTTTTCAACATTGATAATAAAATCATAACCAGTAACTTCCATACCTTGCTTGTTTTGTCTACGACCTAGAATCCAGATATTATCAGCTGAATAGTAAATACCAGTACCACCGGAAACTACAGCTTTAGGGAATAGACCCATTTCTTGATACGTATGATTAATAGCCAATAGAGGCACATCTTTCATAGTCAAGTAAGGTGTTACCATACGGAATAGACCTTTAATAGCTTTAGCTCGAGACATATCAGCAACTGATTTCTCATTCAAAGCATCTTCTAATTCTTTCTTAGAAGCAAGGTTACCAATAGAATCAATAACAATAATCACTTTATCTTTGCGATCAATGTTATCTAATTGACCAACTAGATCAAACTTAAGTTGTTCAACATCTGTAATTGGAGTATGAAGTACACGACTAGTATCGATACCAAATGCTTCGAAGTAAGATTGTGGTGAACCAAACTCTGAATCATAAAACAACATTACAGCGTCTTTGTTTTCTTTAAGATAAGCACCAGCCATAAGCAAAGCAAATGACGTTTTAAAGTGTTTTGATGGACCTGCTAGTACAGTAAGACCTGATGTTAAACCACCATCTGGATCTCCAGATAACGCAACATTGATCATTGGTACTTCAGTTTTAGTCATACTCTTATCACCAAAGAATATACTTTCAGATAATATATCTGTAGTTTTAATCTTTGAATTCTTTCTTAGTTTATCCATTACACTCATCGTACTCTCCTCCTACCGAATTGCGTTTGTTCAGAAGCAGATTCTCTCTTATAACGAGCGATCGCTTCAGCTTTTTTACGTTTACGTTTCCATGTAGGCTTTTCGTAGTATTCTTTTCTACGAACGTCTTGTAAAATACCTGCAGCTTCAACTGCTTTCTTAAACTTTCTCATAGCGACATCAAATGGCATGTCTTGTGGTGGCCGTGGGCTTCTTTTACCTTTACGGTATTTTTGTGGCTCGGCCGTTAATTTTATACTTGGCATATTTCCTCTTCTTTTATTTAATTGATAGGTATATTATAACATAAATTCAGTCAATTGTAAACTGTTTTTTTCACATTTATAATTTCTTTTCTTATTATCTTGTACCATAAACTTAGTATCAACAAAATCTAGCTTGCCTTCTAAGTATTTTTTAACCATAGCAGCTGGATGCTCTGCTGTAGTTACTGGTACGTTTTGACACATATGATTAAGTGATCTTTTGGCATTGATCATTTGATAATCAGTTGGTAGTTTCATCAATGACATAGCTTCTCGTACTGTTAAGAATCTATCTTCATCTGGATGCGCTATACTTGATGGCATATGACCTACGAATGCTCCAATCTTATCCTTAGGAATTTCAACGCCTTTACGCATAATGTTACCACCGGCTTTGAGCTTATGATACGCTCTATCGCATTTACGAGCCACGTTATCGTAACCATGTTCTCGCATCCACTCAGCAACCTTGTTA